CAATATGCCAAGGAGAAGTATCAACGCAACAAGGAAAAAAATGGTGGAGTAGCAAGACCAAGAAAAGATAAAACTAACTTGACAGATTATGTTTTCTATGCTACAATGTCACCAGAGGCACAGAGAGCATACGAAGTTCTTACTGTTGGTATCAATAACACGAAGACACCTTGTATGGTCAATGGACCTGAGTGGTATACAGACAAGCCACAATTAGTTTCGCCAGATGAGGCAGAACAGTTGTGTTATGGATGCCCATTACTAAAGATATGTTATGACTATGCAGTTGCAGATGACCAGAAGTGGGGTATCTGGGGTGGAATTAACTTTACAGAACACGAGGAGGAACTATTTGATGATAACTTTTGATGATATGAAAGTGTCGGAACTAACAGCAGGTCTGTTCAAGTTGCAGACTGACAGAGATAAGCAACACAAGGTTGGTGCTAGCCAGATTTCTGACCCTTGCACTAAGCACTTGGCTCACGCACTGATGGGCACTGCACAAGGTGAACAGAAGTATTGGATGGGTGGCAAGATTGGAACTGCTGTGCATAGTTTCTTGGAGGATGCAATCTCTAAAACAACTGATGATGCTTTCAAGGATGCTATTGTGGAAGAGAAGATTACGCTTGGTGAGTTGCCTAATTATGGCACTGTGAGTTCTAAGCCTGACCTTGTGCTACCACATAGTCGTCAATTGCTTGACTGGAAGACTTCCACTCGTGCAAAGGTAAAGAAGTTGCAGAACCTTGTGGCTGGCTTGAAGGATGATGAGGATAGCAAATATACTCTTCAGAAGTATGTTGGACAGGCTCAGTTGTATGCTTGGGGTTTGAATAACTCAGGCACACCGATTGACCGAATTACATTGGTATTCATAAACCGAGATGGCACTTACGAGAATGACATCTGGTCTTATGGTGTTGATTACAACCCTGACTTTGCTCAGGCACTCTGGTCTAGGCTAGAAACTCTATGGGATGAACTCCAGAATGGTTCTCATCCAGACAGTTACCCGAATAACTCTAACTGCTACAAGTGCAACATTGGCATTTAGACACGCCAAAACATATTTGACTACAAACTCTAATATGTGTGGTATAATATTCATCTCACAACAACGCAACAAATAGAATCTAGGAGGAAACTATCGCTACTACAACTACCACGGAGTTCCCAGAACTACCGTTTATGAAACTAATCCACAAGGCAGAAGCCTTGAACGCACCGAAGAGCATTTTGCTTTACGGAGATGCAGGTCGAGGTAAGACTTGGCTTGCTGGCTCAATCTCTGATGTTGTTGGTTATGAGCCAACACTACTGATTGATGTTGAAGGTGGAGCATCTGCTATCGCTCGTGACTTCAAGAATGTTGATGTTATCAGCATTACAACTCACGAGCAGTTTGTGCAGGTAACTGCATGGCTACTATCAGGTAAGTCCAAATACAAGACTGTCATCATTGACACAATTGGTGTAGTAATGGACCGTGCCGAGAAGTTCTTTGGTGAGAAGCCAGAGAACCAGAACAACAAGTTTGCCAAGTGGGGCGACTTGAAGAACTGGGCAAATGAAATCTTCCGTGCGATGCACACAGCACCGTTCGTAAGCATTTTGATTGCACACGCTCTAGATGACAAGGATGAAAGCACTGGTGCAATTAAGACCACTGCTATGCTTCCAGGTTCATTCAAGAGCACATTGCCTTCCATTCCAGATATCGTAGGATACCTAGGCGTGGAAAACACTGAGGATGGTCCTCAGCGTGTGTTGGTAGTCGGTCAGTCGGAACGCCTTGTAACCAAGAACCGTTTCAACTTGCCACCAAAGATTTACCAGCCATCGATGGGTAAAATCATCGAACTAATCAACCAAGGAGGTAGTAAATAGTGAGTATTTCACTAAACTTCACGGCAGAAGACCTGTCGTCAAATTCAACTGGTGACTACGGAGTAGTCCCAGCAGGTAGTTACAATGCAACTATCTTCGATGTAAAACAGGAAACTGTTAAGTCGGGACCAAACGAGGGTAAGCCTCGTTTCAACATCCAGTTCCGTATTAGCGAAGGACCGAGCGAGAATCGCAGAGTCTTTGGTTATGTAGCCCTTTACAAGGCTGGGGACTACTGGAAGACCCAAGCGTTCTTCAAGGCACTAGGTTATGACCTAACTGCTGGCGAGTTCAAGGTTCCAACTCCACAGGAACTGTCAGGCAAGGCAATCGGCGTGCGTGTCAAGGTGGGGAAAGACCAAGACGGCAATGACCGTAACGAAGTCGCTGGCTTCGATACTGCCAGTGCTAGTGCGTTACAGGATGTAATTATGAGTTCCATTGGAGCAACTCATGTAACATCTGGTTCAGTCTGGTAATACCAGAAATGGGCAACCCTGAGCATGGTTTAAAACTGCTTACAAGCCCCTACTGGGTCCCACGCTTTTGCTCTCCTCCTTTGTGCGTGTGGCTAGGTTCGATTCCTAGATGGGGCACTGCCACGGTATGGCAACTAGCCGTGGATAACTTCGCCTTTTGTTTCGTCATCAGGAGTAGTTGCAGGACTGTGCTACTTGACCATCGTGAATATAGTAGTTAGATGGCTTCCGTATGGTTGTCAGGGGAGCGATACCTCGCAGTCCACAATTAATAAACTATTATCAAAGGAGGATATATGAAGACAGGTGATTTCTTAGATGCCATTTATGGAGATGCAAATGGCTTAGCCACGGTTGTAACTCGTGGTGCATCTGGTGAACTCACAGACCAGCAGTTTTTTGAATACCCACAGCAGAAAGATGCTATGGTTGCACTTGCCACTCAGAAGGCAAGTGATGATGTTTACTACTCACCGATTCTCTTTAACGCACCACGCCGTATCAAAGAGAACGCTAAGACCGTTCATGTTATCTATTCAGATGCCGACACCTGTGCACCAGAAAACTTTCTTGTAGAACCATCAATCTCAGTGCAGACCTCGCCTAATCGCTGGCACTGTTACTGGATGCTGGACTCTGAGGTTGACCCACAAGTTGCTGCATTGCTTTCAAAGAAGATTGCCTATGCACACGCACACCAAGGATGCGACAAGTCTGGCTGGAATACCACTAAACTACTTCGTATTCCAAACAGCATGAATCGCAAAGAGGGAGTAAACCACGCTATCACAGCAAATGCAACTGGTTTGGTTTACTCCCTAGCCGATTTGGATGCAGTGTATGGTGATGTAGAAGTCGAGCCAATTCGTGAACTATCTCTAGAGCCACTGCCAACAGGATGGCCTGAACTCATCAAGACTATGGGTAAGATTCAGTCCAACCCAGAGATTGTTGGGCTTTACATGAACGAGCCAGGACCTAGCACCGACATGAGCAAGTTGCTTTGGAAGTTAGAGATATCACTTTTCAAGCAGGGACTAACTGCCGAAGAAGTGTTCGTAATTGCTCGTGGTGCTAAGTGTAATAAGTATCACTCACCTAATCGCCCAAAGCGTTCTGATGCTGATGGCGACCTATGGCGTGAAGTCCAGCGTGCCTCAGTGTCTTACAAAAGTGGTGAAGTCGCACAGGTGATTGACCTTGCAGACATCGAGCCAACCTTGCAACTGACTAAGCCTTTGTTTCTATCTGATTTAGAGCGTAGGGCTGTGCTAAACAAGCCAACATTCATTGACCAATATAAAGACTGGGCAACCAGCAAAACTGATGGTGCTATCCAATACCAGATTGCTAGTGCGTTTACCCTGCTCTCTTGCGTGTTCTCTGACATCGGCTATGCCGTGCCTAAGTTCGGGAAGATGGGGCTAAACCTTTGGTTCATGGTGCTTGGTGAAACAACGCTTACTCGTAAGTCTACTAGCCGTAACCTCATGCTTCGTGCTGTTCGCCAGTTCGAGAAGTTCTCTGGCTACCAGATTGATATTGGTTCTGATGCGACCCCAGAAGGTCTTACGGCGATTCTGGCTGAGCGTGACAAGCAGACCAGCCTATTGCACAGAGATGAAGTTCAAGGTATGTTCAAGGACTTTATCAACAAGACATACATGGCATCAGCCGCTGAGCGTTTTACTGAGTTGTATGACGGTCATGTTCCTGTGACTATTCGTTCATCAAAGGGCAAGGCTCAGACCGAGCGTGCTGAAACTAACTTCATAATGTACCTAATGGGTATTACAAGCAAGACTGCTGATGTCCTGACAACAGAATACTTCCGAAGTGGTTTCTTGGCTCGTTTCATCTATGTCACAGCACCAACACCACCTCGCACGAAAGAGTCTGAAGACATCCAACAGGCTGACGAGTATGAGGTTGTAGTTCGTGATGATGTTCTTGAGGCAATGATTAGAAACCTATCTGAAAGCGTTATGTTTTGGCAGAAGAAGGGTGGCTCAGGTCAAAGACCAATTAGGCTAACCCCAGAAGCACTAGAACGCTTCAACAGGTTCAAGTGGGAGATGGGTAACTGGGCTGAGAACCACAAAGAGAAGGACTCAATCGAGCCATCTCGTCAAAGACTTGCCTTGTCAATCTGGAAGTGTGCAGTGCTCTTAGCAATGTATGACAGGTCAGAAGAGGTAACGGAACAGCACATGACAACTGCTATCTACTACTCCGAAGACTGGTTCTGGAATCTTGTAGAAATGGCAGGAGCAATCTCTGCTTCCGAATGGCAACGAGATGTAGACAAACTAGAAACACTGATTATTGATAAGGGAGGAAAGTTGAGATACGAAGAAGCATACAAGAAGTTCAATAACAAGAGAAAGCGTGAGTTTGACGAGATGGTCCAAGCACTACATTCACAGGCTCGTGTTCAACAGGTAGTAGAAAATATGAAAACTTATTTGGAGGTGATTACAAATGAATAGAGCAAGAGATATGTATGTAGCAGAAGCCCTGAACGAAGCAATTTGGATTAGGGATAATGCTGAATCAATTGACAGGGATGTTCTTATGGATTCGATTATGGGTTTAGCGAAATATAAGATATTCTCAGCAAGGCAGATATCAGCAATTACTAATGGACTGGTATCACACACAACAATAAGCAGGATGCTAGATAAGCATGATAGAACTGGAGGTAATTTAAATGTTGGAACACTTGATATTCTTCGTAATATCCTTTATAGCCGTGCTGACGGTAGGACTGATTACAAACTTATACATGATGCTGTGGATAGTGGAACATCACAGGGTATGGTTTCAAAGATTACTGGCATCAGCCAAAGTTCTATTAGCAAAAATATCAAGGAGGTAAAGTAATGGATTATCAAGAATGGATTCAAATTGGAATAGATAACGGCTGGTGTGGCCCAGCAGTCTGCTACACGCACGATGGTGTTCCAACCACCTTTGATGAGGATGAGGCATTTGACCTAGATGACCCATGTATTCACATTGTGCGACTTTATGAAGATAAAGAAACCAAGTATGAAGTCGAACTAAACCACTCTCCAAGCGTATGGAGAAAATAGTTGATAAGGATACTAGGAATTGACCCAGGGGGAACGACTGGTCTTGCTCTTGTTTCTGTTGACAATGTATCAGCCCCGAACATTATTTGGCAGAAGCAAATTGCTGGTGGTCTTGAAGGCTTTCTCAATTTTCATTGGGATGAGTTACTCGATACTAGGATAGACCTGATAGTCTGTGAATCATTCACCCTTAGAGAGGGCGTACATGGCGTAGACCTTACCCCTACATACATTATAGGGGCACTGGAGGCTCTTTATCCGACAATGCCGATAGTTTATCAGGCACCAAAGATGAAGCCTCTGTGCGATGACACAAGGCTAAAGAAGATGGGCTTCTATGTACCAGCCAGGGGACACGCAATGGATGCTGTCCGTCATGTCATGGTATACTTGAGAGGGACTAAACATATGCCAACACTAGATTTAGGATGGGGAGATAATGAATAAATGTAAACTATGCGATATGCTACCAAATGCACAATTGGAGGGTATGCTAAAGCAAGGACTTTCTGCTCGTGAAATAGCAGGACACTTTGACCTAGGCAAGACAACTGTTGCTAAGCACAGAAGTGAGAACCATGTTGCTTCTCACGCTAAGCAAGGTGATGACATGGCTGAGGTTATCTGGCAAGGTGACGAGGGCGAACTTAGAACTGGTGCAATGTCTAACGACATCAATGGTAAGAGCCACGATGAAATCCTGCGTGAGTTTGGGCATGACCCAGATAAGGTAGAGATTGCCACCGTGCTGTGGGAAAAGCATCGTCAATACTGGAGCATAGACCTGAACAAGATGCTGTGGAAGCACAGTTACTCTTTCGGACTTGTAAAGAAAAAGGAAAAAACTATACATGTTGATGTAGATGCAGTCAAGTTGATGAAAGAGATTGAAGTCAAGAAGGCATCTATCCCAAAGGTAAAAGACGGAGAAAAGTCTGTGTTCTGCCTTGACTGGGCTGATTGGCAGTTTGCCAAGTTAGAAGGAGGGGGTTCTGCTGGTTTGATTGAAAGACTACAAAGTGCTTTTGATTCAGCAGAGCAACGCATCGCTGACCTACGCAAGATTGGTCGTCAGTTAGATGAGTTAGTAATCTTCGGTGGTGGCGACATGATTGAAGGTTGTGTAATCTACCCTAACCAGAGCTATGAGATTGACGACCATCGCAGAGGGCAAATCAAGAACACTGTCGCAATGATTATCAAAGGCATCAAGCAGTTGGCACCACACTTCTCTACTGTGCGTGTTGTTGTAGTTCCAGGAAACCACGGTGAACACCGTATTGCTGGTAATCGCACAACCATTGGTGACAACGATGACCTGCTAGTTTTCGAAATGGCACAGGTTGGTATTGAGTCAGACCCTAAGTTTTCTCATGTTTCTTTTGAGATTGCTGACAGAGAAATCTCAATGACAACGAAGGTTCTAAACTGGACCTACGGCTTGACACACGGCGATGTTTATGGTAAGACAGGTGGAACTGGAATCCGTAACAAGGTGTTCAACTGGTATAAGACTATGGCTGGAAACAGACACCCAATCGGGCAGTCTGATGTGTTGCTAACCCATCACTTCCACCACGATGCACTCGAAGATTGGGGGGCAACATTATGGGTACAGAATCCAACAATGGATGGTGGAAGTCACTATTTCAAAGAGGCAACAGGGCACGACACCAAGCCAGGGATGAACAGTTGGGTAGTTACGGAGCAGGAGCGTTTTCAGGACAAGCAGATTCTTCGCTAGAAACCTACTTCGATGAAATTCAAATCGAAGGAATGGTTGGTGCTTTCTTTGTGGAGTATCTCTGTTCCTGTGGGCTTCCAGTTGTAAGGCTTCACAGTGATGGAAGCTTTGGATGCCTACACTGCGACTCTGTGTGTGTAAATATGAGGTGCGTTGATTGTTATGCACTAATGATAAGCGGAGGAGATGAAGAAGATTCCGACATATGAATATGAGTGCACCGAGTGCAACGAGGTCTTCTCTGAGCAAAGGTCACTATCAGATGAAAGCAAATACAGCAATTGTCCAAAAGACAATTCACCACTACAAAGAAGGTATAATATTTCCATAGCCTTCAAAGGCTCAGGATTTTATACAAATGATAAGAAAAAGCAGAACGGAGAATAAAATGAAGCAAGTAAAAGAGGTGACAGTAGAACTCTATAATCAGGTCAGTGGCGATGAGAAAGCCCTAGTTGATGCAATGCTAGGCATTGTGCAGGAGTTTGGGAAGTTCCAATCAGAAGGAAGTTCAGTAAATGCTGGCTACGACAATGCTGCAAATAACCCAAATCTACAGATTGGTGTAAAGTGTGGCAACTGTGTATTCCATGTCGGAGAAGGCGAAGATATCGAGTGCAGTGCAATCGAGCAGGATATTGAAGAAGATGGTGCTTGCAGGTTTGCTGCAATTCCACCTGGTCTTGTTAGTGTATCCGAGGCAGTAGGCGACACATATAGCCCACCACAGGGGGTCCAGAACGCCGCTAAGAGGGCTTTAAAGTGGATTTCCGAGGGTAAGGCTGGAGATGGCTTTACATCCGTTGGTAGACGGCGTGCAAGCCAGCTGGCATCAGGTCAGACTGTAAGCCGTGACACCGTGGCAAGGATGAAATCATACTTTGCTAGGCACGCAGTGGACCGCAAGGCAACAGGGTTCAACGCAGGGCAAGAAGGTTACCCGAGTCCAGGCAGAGTGGCGTGGGATGCATGGGGCGGTACGGCTGGGCAAGCATGGGTAAACCGTATCAACCTAGATAAGAAGGAGAATAAATGATTCCAGAAGAGTTCAAGAATGATGTTCTAAGACAGGCTAAAGCAAATGTAGATATCCTAATCCAGAAGCACGAGGATTATGGACCAAAGAACATTAGCCAGTCGCCTGGTGGTCCACTAAATGGACTGCGTGTGCGTATGCACGATAAGATGGCTCGTATCAATCACCTGATTGACAACGACAAAGAGCCAGAGAACGAAGCACTAATTGATTCATTCCTCGACTTGGCTAACTACGCAATCATTGCACAGTTAGTAATCAACAGGAAGTGGCCTGATAGATAAATAGGTAAAGAAGAACCCCCAGTTTAATCGCTGGGGGTTTTCTCTTGTCGGGTTATTCCAATCTGCTTATGGCAGGAAGCTCGAAACAAGCGACACTAATACTGCGATAACAGAAATCCAGATTGCAATAGAGTTAGACTTATTGGCTCTATGAGTTTTAAGTTCTTTGACATCTAGTTCAATTTCATTAATACGACTATCCTGTGCGTCTATTTTTCTTTCCATGCGTTCTTGTGATTCTCTAACGAATCTCATCCCCTCTTCAAGCCGCCCTAAAGATACATATAGTTCTGGTTGCTGCTCAGACATTACTTTTTGGTTTCTTCTACATGCTTTTGAACCGCATCCTGAGTTGCCTTAGCAACATCACTCTTTGTGACCTTGCCGCTTACGGCGATGGCGTAACCAACGGCACCAATGATACCAAGCATAAGGGTTGACCAAGCAATAAGGATGCCAGTGAATGGGTCGCCAGTAATTAGGGCACCAGAACCAGCGGCTCCACCTACAATGAATAGGAATACACCAAATCCACGCCAAGCGAGTGCACCAATAATCTCTATAATTTCTTTAATGCGTTCTTGCATTTTTTACCAATCTTGCCCACTCTAATATTATAACCTATTTAGAAACAGGTCTTACAACTGAAGGCTTGGCCTTCGGCTTTGCTTTTGGGGCAGAGTGAACTGCAATTGGAGAAACCTTTGCGTCTTCTGGGGTAGCAACCTTGGCTGATGCTTGTGCTTTTTGAGCAGCCTTCATTGCTTTAATGAACTCAACTGGGTCTGCGTATCCAGAACCATCGTTGCTCCACTTGTATTTTTTACCAAGTGTGATTTCAAAGTGCAAGTGCTCTCCAGTTGAATCCCCAGTTGTTCCTTGGCGACCTAGGATTGTATCGTGGTCAACCATTTGACCAACCTTTACCTGAATACTGTTTTTCCTCAAGTGTGCATAAGTGGAAATAATATAAACACCATTTATTAAAGAGCGAATTTGAACATGATATCCAAAGCCTCCAGGCTCACCATTGCTTAGCTTAGTTTTTGATGGACCTGCAAAGATAACTCTGCCCTTGGTAAATGCTTGCACAGGGGAACCAGCAGGACCAACTAAGTCAACGCCATTGTGGTGCTTCTTGGTATTCTGGGTAGGGTGAACTCTCCAACCAAATGGAGATGTTACTTTAAATTTATCTAATGGGAACTGGGCTATCATTATTTATCCTTATGGTAGTGGGTATGTAAAGTTTAATGAGATGACATCTGTATTAGCCAGAGTCACAGGGGTTGAAGAAGTAGGGTTAAGGCTGTTTTGCTTAACTGGGTTTCCGTTTTCAAATACAACCCTTGCGGCTGATGTCGAATCGTGCCAAACTGTAAGCATGAAAGATGTTGTTGTGCTGGCATCAAACAAAGTTCCAGAACCTATTGGCATCCTGCTATTCATAACTACATCAGAGTTCAATGGCAATGCTAAGGATAGGCTAGTAGCAACAGCTGGTGTTGTGTTTTTAGTTAGAGTGGCAAACACTGTAACCATGTTGTTTGATACAGTGTATTTAGCTGAAATGTTGAATCCAGTTATTGCTGTTGGGGTGTAAGATGCCCAAGGAATATATGTAGGAACCCATGCAGTTCCGCTGTAAGTGTAAGATGCCTTAGTTCCAGTTACGAAACATGTAGCTCCGCTAGGTGGGGAAACAAGGGCTAACATAGCGGCAACTGTTGCTACTGTGTAGGCTGCGTTCTGTTGCTTAGCGACAACGGCACCAATGCTGTTTGTCATTGCTGTGTTTACGCTATCAGCCAGTGTTGAGAAAGCTGTGTGAAGTGGGGCTACGCTATCGCTTGCAATAGGGTAATAAATGCCATAAGGTGTTGTAGTCGCCATAGTTCTATTCTATCATACAATGATGACCCAAGCGGCTAGGGCTGCATCCCAACGCTTGATTACACCATTTGAGCCAGTAGCTGGAGTATAAGTTGTTGCACTTACTATGTCAGAGTAAGGACCTGTGCCAATTGCGTTTACAGCCGCTACTTGGAAGTAATAAGTAGCACCACTAATAAGTCCATTTATGTTAAAAGTGGTTGCAGTGCTTCCAGTTAGCACTGGAGTATCTGTTGGCATATTAGCAAGCACCGTGTCATATTTCATGCTGTAATTGGTTATGGCAGAACCACCATTAGACGCTGGTGCTGTCCAAGACAATCTTAATCCAGTTGGACTCTGTGGGGTCTGCTGAGATGCAATGGGAGATGTTGGTGCTCCAGGCACAGTCGCCGAAGCAGTTGGGGTTACTGATGCCCCAGCAGTTCTCCAAGCACTTCCAGTGCCAGCAGCGGTTGACACTGCGTTTACTGCATACACTCTAAAGAAGTAAGGAGTTCCATTTGTAAGACCAGTAACAGTTGTGCTTAGTCCAGTTAGTCCAGCAGTTGT